CCATCGAGCGACTACCATCCTTATTGTGTCTAATAAAACACTTTACAGTGTGTCCAAAGTTCTGGCACCGTAAAGCAAAGTCAAGGCATACACCTGATGCATCGATGATTAGTATTTTCATTATTCGTCCTGTGCGTCTTTCATTTTACGTTCCATCATACGTCTACGTTTTTCGTAGTTATCTTTTGCTTGCTGCATTTTAGTCTTACCATAGATTGGCATACCTAATGTTCCAAGTAACATACGTTGAAGTTGTTCTCCTTGAGGAGCACCTTGCCAAGCTTGTACGTTAAATGGTAATGCAGATTTGCCAACTGCTTTAGCCCTCCCAACAAGAGAAGGATCTTCAAGCTTCTGTGCACCTGGACCAGCATACTCTAATCCTGTTGTAGAGATAACAAATGCTTTTGGTAAGAACCCTAGCTTATCTGAAATAAACTTATCAGTGTCGCTAGCAAAGTGAATAAACTCCATAGCATGCTTAGTAGCTTGCATAGTAGTTCCATCTTTAAATTCAACCCTTGTCTTATCTTTATTATCCCATATCGGATGACCAGAGGTAATCATGTTAACACCATTAAGAGCTGTAAGATACAACAATGCAAACTTCATTTGATAAAGTCTAGCAAAGTCACCTTGAGTCTTTGGTTTTAACAATCCCTTAGCACCACCAACAATATCAGGTGAGAGTAAATTCTTAGGTAGAGCTGTTGTAAATGAACGTAAGGTTGACACTGTCCAGTCAGGAGCAAAGATAACTGCTTGAAGAACACGCCTTCCTTCGGGGGAATACGATGCCATTTTCATGGACTCTTCAAACTTACTGCTTGACTGTCTAGCAATATCATACCAGTTCAATCCACCAAAACTATTGTTAACAAAACGACCAATCTCTTTAGCATGCACTTCTTTAGGAACATTAGGATGATCATGTACGGCTTGATCTAGTAACTTTGAGAATGTAAGTAATTTAAGACCATCGTGTACATAGTCCCAAGTAAAACTATCAATACGACCAAGAGTTTCTTTCTCAGCCCTACCTAATGCAGATTGAATTATCTTCTTATCTGAATAAGCTCCAAGAAGTTTATCAGCCATTTTACCAATCTCTTCGATTGCAGTGTGGCTTACGTCCTCAACACTTGACATACCAAGCTTAACACCACCCTCACGGATAGCTAAGTCAGCTACATCTCCCATACCACCTTCACGTAGTATCTTAAGGACACTACTAAGACTGCCTTGACCAACCTTTTCACCTAAGTATGGGCGGGCCATAACAAACGCTTCAGCAAGCGATTTAGCGTGGAACAGTGATGCACTAATGTTAGACCGTTTAATTGCGTTGTTAACAGTAAGAATAGACTTCATCCAAGGACCTGGCTCCGAAGCACCTAACACAAAGTTAAGAGCAGGCTTAATATCTGGGTGTACAAACCAACCAGCAAATGGACCATGATCAATTACTTTGTAGCCATAATGATCTTCTTTAGATCTTGGATCTACAATAGCGTACTTGTCATCAATCTTAGTTACTTTAAGTTTATTAAATAGATTCTTATCTTCAATTGCTTTGTACATATCGGTCATATAACCATGTGCAATCTCAGCAAGATCAGACTCAAGTTCAATGCCTTGCTTAGCCATAGCTTCACGGGCTTGTTCAAGCGATTCTATTTTACGTTCTTTACCAAATTGAGAACCAGGTTTAAGTCCTTCTTGTACTCCAGGAGATTTAAGTATTGATTGAATAAAACCAACCTCTTCTTCTGCTTTCATACCAGCTTTACGGGCCATACGTGTTACGTAATTCTCAACCAAGCCACGGATGACTTGTGCTTTCTCTGCCATCTTACCAATCTGATCCATCTTTATCTTGTAAAGATTAGCAGCCTTAGCAGCATCACCTTCAAGAGGTAGCCCATGTTCAATAGCAGCAGGTAACGCACTACGTTCAGCTGCATCAGGAACAAGTTTAATAATATCAGATTTAAAGATATTAGTTAAGCGTTGATTAGCATCAACGTTATTAAGGTTAATACCAATGCGATCTTTAATATCTTCTACAACTACAGAAGCATGTGGAGTAACTGTTTCAAGATAAGACTTTGCAGCTTCCAATCCTTTTGTATGATAAATCTTTCGTGCTATAGAAGCATGGATCTTTGATTCATCTTTAGGACCTTTAGTCTTGACATCTTTAACCTTTGGTTCAATAGCACCAGGCTCACCAACATCAGTGCGCCCAGCAGTATCCATTGGATCAGTACTCTCGGGTTTAGGTTTGGGAGCTTTCTTTGGTTTATCTTCTTTAGACCAAGACTCTTTCTCACGATCAAGTTTAGTCTTAACCTCTTTTGGTTGTCGAGGTTTATCAAGTTGAAACGCAGGATCACCTGAATCACGCAGGTCACCACTATGCAATCCCTCATCTGGGAAGTCTAGCTTCTTTCCTTTAGCAAGTTGTTCTGTTTCTCGTGCACGTTTAAGAGCTTCTTTACGCTCAAGAAAGTTACCAGCACCATCAAGAAAACCTTGTTCATGTGTGTCTTTAGTTTCAGCTTTCCGGGCTTCATCATGCTTAGGACCCATGCGTTCAACAGCACCAGTCTTCTTATCACGAATTGCAGCTTCAACTAATGGAGCTGTTTTTGTATCCATATCAGCCTTAGCTTCCGCTTCAAACTGATCAAGAGTACTTTTAATTGTTGTATCACGTTTAGTGGTTTCAGAAGCAGCAGGATCTCTAGCAGCCTCAGCTGCAGCCATACGAGCAGTGTTACCTAACTTGTCAGAGATGGCTTTAGTAATTGCAGTAGGCTTAGCAAAGACACCTTGAAATGTAGCAGCAGCTGCCACCTTACCAGGATCAATCTTACCTTCAGTAGCAAGTTCCGTACCGGCCTCCATACCACCACCAACTACAGCACCAAAACCACGAGATAACAATCCAACTTTACCCGGACCAAAGAACGGTAATGATGAAGCTAACTCACCAGCAAATGATGCCTTAGGATGTTGTATCTTTTCAACCTCTCGTTGGCCTTTTCCAAAGCCAGCAGCAGACAAAGTTTCTTCAGGTACCATGCCTTTAAGAGACTCACCAGTCTTATGTCCAAGATATCCACCTACAAGAGCACCACCAATAGCCCCTACAATAGGCCCTATAGGGCCTGTAACAGGCGATGTCATAGCGCCTAAGGCTAGGCCACCCTCAGCCCCAGCAACAGCTCCCGCAGCCCCTGGAATGCCTTCTATAGCAGCCTTAACTCCAGCTTTCATATCCCCAGGAAGTGCAGCAATATCTTTCTGTAGTTTCTCAAAGCCCTCTGGAGCAGCTTCAACAGATACTTTAGCCTTATAGCGGCCTAGTTTATCTGCTTTAGGAGTAGGTTCTTTGTACTCAGCCCAAGGACCTTCTGATCCTTTAGACTCGACAGGTGCTTCTTGTTTATAGTCTGACCACGGTCCCGATGAAGGCGCTGCTTCAGCAGGTGCAGCCTTATAATCTTCCCATGGTCCAGCCATTAAACTTTCTCCCAACTAGTTTCTTTAGAAGGATCTCCACCTTTATACTTCCAAGATGTACCATCCTTAGCTTTTTTAACATCACCCTTCTTAGGGGATTTAGTAGTATCTTTAGATTTATCTTTAAGAGCGTTAATAGGTTTATCTTCGTCTTCTTTAGGAAGATACTTTTTCATATTAGCATCAATTTGAGCATCATAGATTTCATTAATCTCTGTCTCACGCTCATCCATAGACTTCTTACCAAAGTATGGTTTTGTTTTTAGTTCTTTTAAAGCAGTAGCTCGCCTACCTTCAATTGCTTCTTCTTGAACAATACCACGTTTAGTTTTCCAATCTTCCATAGCACTAGCACGTTTTTCTGCTGGTGATGGTTTACCTGCAGATTTACCAGCATCAATACGTAGCTTCTCTGATTTATAATTCATATCAAAGAGAACTTTTTGTTCAGCTAATTGTTCTTTAAGTATTGCAATTTGTGTAGCTTGTTGTTCTTTATATGTTTCAGTGGACTGACCAATAGCTTTATGAAACTCATCCCACTTACCACTCTTTTGTGCTTTGTCTACAAGACCAGTGTACTCTAATTTCTCTTGTGGATTTAATTTATCAGAAGAAGAGATAGCAGCTTTAAGAGAATCAGGATTATCGTTAGCACGAATAGTCCGTTCAAAGTCAGATACTTCTGCATGATGAACAGTCATCTCAGCTAATTTAGTTTTAAGAGCATCGCCTTTATATTCATTAGCTTGCTTAAGAAACTTATCTGCTACACGAGTGTTACCAGATTGCATAGCCATCTGACCAGCCTTCTGGTAGGTAGTAAATAGATCAGCACCAGGACCTGATTCAGCTTGAGCCTGTTTAAGATCACGATCGGCAACAATAGTATCGCCTATAGCTTGACCACTTTCAAATCCACCCGCAAAGGCTTGCGCTAAGTTTGCCATATATTATTCCCGGTTAAAGTGCTGCTAATAGTGATAATGCTTCGGCAGTACCACCACCACCCATTGAACTTCCAATTAAATCTACACCACCCCCAGCAGCACCCATACCACTGAACAAACCAGCAGAGTTAGCACCACCAAGCGCCATACCAACTAAACCAATACCTGATTGTGCATTCTGATTCTGTGCATTATAAGCCATTTGAGAACTCTGTGTTTGTGCATTAGCTGCACCAGAAGGTGTTTGGGTAGTAGCACCAGACAAAGAACCAAGGTTACTAATCATCTGTTGATAATAACTGCTAAATGTATTCTGACCCATACTCTGAAGAGCATTAGCTTGTGCACCAGATTGAAGAGTACCACCAGCAGCACCAGCTGCTTGTTGAGCTGCTACCCCTTGTTGTAGTTGTTGTTGATAACCAGCTGAGCTTAATGCACTGCTTGGGTTATTAACTAAATTCATTAACTGATTACCAGCCTGAGTACGACCGCCAATTGCACCGTACGGATCTGTTTGACTTTGTGGTAATGGAGCAGGGGAAGATGTACCACCACCACCACCACCAAAGATTGCATTGACTACGCCACCCATATTAATTCCTTTTTATATATATTTACTGAAGAGTTTTTCTACAAACTGATATCCAAGGTATTCAAATAACTTTGAGTTATCTATATGTACCTTAGTAGTACCTAGCATTTTATTTACACCAATAGACTTCATATGTTGTTCAGCAAACTGAAACATACGAATACCAGTCCGTCCTTTTCTGTATTCCTTACGAAGGAAGTATATATCTTCGTAGGCTGTAACGCATAACTTTACATGTAAGTGTTTACTAACAATGTAGAACATGTAACCAATAAGCTTATCGGCTTTGCGACAAGTAATAACATGTAACATACCAGCTTGTTCAAGAGCAAAGTACTGAGTCCAGTCTGGGTCTAGTTCATAACCACCACTAACCTCTTGCTCTATTTCTTTATAGTGCTCTGGGTATATAACCCGCAGCTCTGGAAGAACATCAGAGTATAACTCTACTTGATATGTTACCATCTACCTTACCCTTGCTGTGCTGGTTGTCCTACATTCTCTAACTCACCAATATCAAAGTCTATCTCAGCAGCTTCAAGTCGTATTGGTTGATTGTCAGTACATAAGAACTCCCAAGCACGTCGACGGCTTGCGCCTGCTTGATGTACTTGTGGACGTTCATTATTAAGGTTTACTTGTCTATAGTTTGACCATGTTTTATAGTCATCACTAGTATGTCTTATATTCATTGTAGCAGGAATCTTATCTCCCACAATCTCAACGCTATGATAAAACTTACGCTTAGTGGTTCCACTATCCATAATAGGAGTTACTGATCTGTAATAGATTGGAGCACCAGCATCATTGTAATATGTATCGGATAATGTGTACAACTTACCATTGTCATCATCTAACAAGAAGTATGTTTCCCCAACACCAGCAAAGTAACTAGGTCGGAAATACTGTTCTGCATAAATACCAGGAACACCAGAATCACTATCACCAATAGCCCACATAGTCCACTGATACCATTGCTTCTCATTAAGATCATACACAAGTGTTTGATTAAGATCTGCTAATGTGAGTATGTAAAAGGTATGTCCATTAATTCGTAATGGATATGCAATCACATCTGTAAGAGTACTATTGTTTAGAATACGATCAATGAATGGTGTTGATATCTTTGATGGTGATACACCCATGATAGAGTATACCGAGGGTCCTTGTTCCTTTGCAGTGCCAAGCCAGACTGTTGTTTGTTCAAACGAACAGATAGAATCTCCGCTAGCACACCCTAATTCAATGTGATATGGTGTGGCAATAGCTAGGGGGGAACCTGGGTATGAGCCAGTATCATAGTAGAAGTCTGTTGACCACTGACCAAATGCTAGTACATAGTTAAGATGTTTAACAATACCAACTAACCCATCTGGTTCTGCTTCTGCAGTTATATAATTAAGTGCATTCCATATTGTTGGGTTATTCGGTTCAGATGTATATATCTCACCATTAGTCCCACCAATAACAGTATAAGTATCTAAGTAAACAGCACCTGTAGCATAAGGACCTGCAGGGAATCCGTTTAACAAAGCTGTTACATAGGCACCTGATCCAACTGTACCTTGAGCACTTACCCATTTAACAGTTGCTGTTCCATCGGATCCAGTACCACTTGTAAATGTAGGAGCAGTAGATCCTGTTGTACCAGCAACAGTAACAGTATATAAATTAGTTCCGGTCCAATAAGTATAATCAACTGCTACAGGAGTTGAGGCCACCCAAGCCGGTGAGTTTGCGGTTAACCATTGTGCTGTAGCACTACCATCAGCCTGTGGTGTGGGTCCTGTAAACGTTGGTGCAGTTGTTCCAGTAATTCCAGAAATTGTTACAGTATATAAATCAGTACCAGTCCAATACACATCTCCTGCAGCTACAGTTAAACCAGCTGACCAAGCAGTACCTGCTGAATCACCTATAGTTACAACTAATGTATCGCTTGATGTATAACCACTTCCTGGATTAGTAACAGTAACACCAGTAACAATACCACTTGTAGACTGTACAGTACCTATAGCAGTTGTTCCACCACCAGATGGGGCTGCGAATGTTACTATTGGATTAGCATAATGAGTACCACCAGTAATAACAGTAGTTACAGTAATACCATCATCTACTACTTTAGCAAAGACACCAGTAGCTGGATTGTATGTGTAACCATTTACTTGGTTCTGTACAAACAAGTATGTGTTGTTAAGTGTGCTATTAAAATAACACTGTTGTACTATACCACCTATAGTACCAGTCATAGTACCAATAGTAGTTACAGCATAAGTTGTAGGATTAATCTTATATAGAACATTATTCACCACAGCAAATAACGAACCATTAAAGTTATATAATCCTTGTCCCTGTGCATTGGCAAGTGTTGCACCGGTATCTTTTATACCTGGGCGTTTAATAAACTCTCGCTTCTGTCCAACAGTCTCAAAGTAACCGTTGACACACTTAGAATCCTTTGCCAAGGTACCATCACGAGTCTCTATTGGTTGTGCTAAAGGTAGTCTTGCAATTGGCATAGTATCCTGTTATGGTAGGTTGTTAGAAGAAGGTCTTCCCATTCTCATGTCAGGTTGGAAAAATGTAGAGTAAGTCTCAACATCCCATCCTTCTAATTCTTCTTTGTAAATCTTAGCACGCAAAGCAATCTCTTGACGATGATTACCTGGCACACTGTATTCAATAGCTAGCTGATCAGCAAGATTCCATACAAGGACGTTCATCCATTCAGTAGGGAAATCAGGGATAGCTTGTGCTGTCATAATATCAGCCATCGGTTGTTGCACAATAAAGTGTAACTGTTGATTAAACTGTGTATATGAATCTGGTGTAACGTACATGTATACATTACTTGTAGTATTACGTACATCCATGTATAAGGAGTTAGGTGTTCCAGTACTAAACTTTGAACCTAACATATTGTATTCTTGTTTGCTTAGCAACTGAATCTGTACATCATCTGTAGATGGTGTTACAGTTACATTACGTAACCAAGCTTGTATTACTTTAAGTGGTTTATCTGTATTCAGATCTACCGTACCGGTACTAGCTGGGCCAATAACATACTCAGTCTGTCCAGCAACAAGTGGTAATACTAACTCATTAACTTTCCATAACTTTAAACCAGATGTTGCCATCTGTTTAATAAATAGGTTAAGAGCTAGTGATGCATTAGATACTGTAGCTGCATCAGGAGTGTCACCAAGTTCCAATACACCAAGCTTGCGTAATGCTAACTGGATAATCTGATCACGGCTTACTGTAAAGGTTGTAGACATCTAGCCTCCAAATAATAGTTTAATTGCACGATCAAGTCCAAGGGACTGTGTTACTACAACAGCAAGGGCACCAATGGCAATATACTTAATCTGTGCTAGATTCTTTTCTATACTGGCCATGGCTTTGGATAGATCAGTAGCTGATTTACGAAGCTCTTTAATATCATCTTCATGGTTGTCTGCTTTAATCTCAAGACGTACTACTCTATTTTCTAGTTGGTCGGACATAGAATTATTCTTGTGGTAAAGTTGGTTTCGCAGGCTCTGCAGGTGTTATCAAAGCAAACTGTTGTTGCAGCTTTTGAAAAATAGGAGTAGCACCTGTTTCAATAGGAAGTTTTCCAATAGTTCCAATAATAAATGCTGCTTCGCTATCTTCTAATGTAAATGTTTTCATAGTTATCCTTAAGCTAAGTTAGCCATTGCTTTCCACGTTCCTGCGCTTGTTCCATTTCCTGATACACACATCCAACCAGCTTGGCTGCCACTAGCCGCAGCAGAGTTCCAAACAACATCACCTTGATACCAAAGACCAGCCGTAGGTGCAGCCGTACCAAAATGTTGTTCATTTTTACCATTTAAAGGCGTATTGTTTGTTCCAAGGAAAGGAAGCATTGCTGTTATATCAGCAATATCCCATTTACCAGGAATAAATCCTAAAACTTGATAATAATAAGTTCCAGTTTGCCCTGTTGGAAGTCCAACTATGCAACCAAATATATCATTGGAATAAGTTAAATTAACATCGTATGTAACTGAACCTACAAATTGCGAAGTGTCAGCGTTATAAATAAAAAATAAATTTCCATCGCTTGTGCCAATAGGAGTCATTCCTACGCTATTTTTAAAGCAATTTAATCCATTAAATGTTGTGGCATAGCCAACAACAACTAAAGTCATTTTTTGCGCTGTAGGTCTACTAACAATTTGTAATCCTGATGCGTAAGTTGTTGATGCTACTGTTACAGCGACTTTTGCGGTATAAGGAGCGTATTTAGTATGCGAAGTTGATAAGTCAAGCGTAGATACACCTGACGAACCATTAGATACAGTAATTCCATCAAGTAAAGTGTTTGCATCTTGCCATTTAGAAAAATTCCAATTTGCTGTTAATGGAATAGTTGATGTATTTGTTCCATTAACATAATCAATAAATGAAGTTGTGCCATGAATCATTTGACCATATACGCCGAGGAATGAACTGTATGCAGCGCCTTCATCAATTGTTAACGTAGAGTTATTATAAAATCTTCTATAGCCATTAGCATCAGTATTTGAGCTTCCAAATTGGCAGTTATACATTGCCAAATTACCAGCGTTATAAACAGAATACGCTGCGGTACCTAAATTCCAATTTAAATTACGGCCTTGTGCATCCGCATTTCGGCTATCGTTTGTGCCAATTGCTGAAACAGTGACTTGCGAATATGCTTGCCCAGTTCCTAAAACTTGTAAAAAACGACATTCTTCAGTTAAGCAATCAGAAATAGTCCCAAATTCACTAAAACTAACAGCATAGATATTAGAGTCTAATACAGCAGAGCCAGTAATAGGGTCTATAGTTGCTGGATTGGTTGCAAGCGCAGAAAAATAAGTATTGTAAATACGGCAATCACCAGGCATTGCGGCTCTTACATGGTTAATAACTTGACCAGCAGGAGCAGGTCCAAAAGTATCGGCAAAATATCCACGTTCAATTAAAGGACCATACGCATTAGCGGCGTTTACATAAACCCCAATAGGGCTTCTTTCCCAAGCGCATTGCCAAAAATTAACTTGATAAGAATCAATATCAATACTTCCAGTTTCGCTGCCAATAATGACGCCGATTTTTGTTGCTTGACTAAAAGTTGTATTGTTAAAACTCCAAGTGCTATGATAAGTTGCGCCTGAAGAACCACCATTAACAAAACAATATCCAGCTAATCCATTAGCAGACAAAAGAATGTTATTCATTTGGCATCTGTCAAACGATACTGTAGCTGATGCTTGCGCTCTAAACATTGCTTTTGTGCCGTCAGCCGTACCACCATAAACAATGCTACAGCTTCCTTGACCTTCAATAATTATGTTTATTAACTGTGGCAAAGTAATTTGGTTAGTTATTTTATATACACCTGGGGGGAAAATAATTTTTCCTGAAGGTTTTGAAGTAACTGTGGTGTACCCAGCGTTAGACGCCGCAGCAAAAACAGCGTTAATAGCCGCAGTATCGTCTGTTGTACCATCACCTACAGCACCAAAATCTTTAACAGAATAAACTTCTTCTAATTTTTCATTAATTGGTCTATTAATAGCCCCTGCTGGCGTAGTACCACCATTTTTAAAGTCAAACTTTGGAATTAATGTTGTCATAACTTATCCTTATTTAGATTCTAGTAACGCCATGCGTTTACGAAGTGATTGTATTTCTGCAATTAAATCAGCCATTACTTCAGGTGTTGATGCTTGCATACCCTGATACATTGGTTTTCCATCTTTATCTATATCATCTTTTTTGCCACTAACACTATTTGGGTAAACTTCTGCAAACTTATGAGCTAAGAAACCACGAGTACGACCACCGCTATTCCAATCATATTCAACTGGCTCTAAGGCGTCAATTCTTGCACCAGAATCAGTTACAGGGGCAATTACAGTTTTTAAACGATAGTCTGATGTTGTTGAATAAATAGTTGCAACTGAAGTAATTTGAATATTACCAACTAATGAATTAGCAGCGTTATGAAAAAAAGCAGCATAATAGTTATCCTGAGCGCCGTAAGACGCCCACCCCCCATATCCACCTACATTTCCATAAGTAGCTAACCTACCTTGTAAATAAGGTTGCGACGTTAATCCAAGTAATATAGTGCTAGATATAACTAAATTAGTACCATCAAAAGTTAACGCCGAATTAGACCCAAATGCGCTTGTTCCATTGCCATAAGGAATACGACCAGAAGTAAGTGTAGTTAATCCTGTACCACCACTACCTGTTCCTAATGCTGTTCCAAATGAAGGTGCGTTATTAAATGTAGAGCTAGGACCACTAAATGTATTGGCTTCATCTAATTTGGGAAAATCATTAAGACTTGCACGAACAAGACGTAAAGATACTACAGCACCTGATGCAAAAATAGTTCCTGTAGTGCCATCTTGACCACGAACAATAGTAAAAGTAGTTCCTGATACAGCAGTTACTTTAACAATTTCAATAGTTGTTTGAGTAGCTGCGTCAGCTAATGTGCAGTAAAAATACTGTGACCCTGTAGGTACAGGAAAGTCAGTCGCAGATGTAACAACCATTGAAGTTGCTACAGCAGTAATACCACCGTTTAAAGTGGTATTAGCATTGTTTGCGAATAGCATGTTTGCCATTAATTATCCTTAATTAGCTATAAACTCAACAACATCGCCAACATTTAAACCATCTACAAAAGTAATTGAAGTAGCGGATGTTTCATTAAAATTTATATTTACAATTTGTTTACTACCATTTACATATACAAATAACGAATTAGTTCCTACATCATAAGAAAAATTAAGTACAAAATAAAACTGTCCTTGCGTAGCTATTTGAACTTGCTGGGAATTTGTAAATATAAAAGAACTAAATAAGTTTAAGCTACCTGCAGTGATGCGAAGTTCTACGTTGTCACTAAGGTTAAAGATTTGAGGCTGAGTGCCTTCTTGACCACGAACAACAGTAAGGGTATCACCAACTCTGTCGATACATTCCACAATCTCTGAGACTTCAGGGTTGTTGATTTGCACCAACGTAAGCATGAAGTAATCGCCAATAGTAGGCTGTGGAAAGTAACTACCTGTTCCTGGCGTAAGCTTCAGAATAGTATCTGTAGGCGTAATCGCCTGAGCTAATGCAGAAGCAGCGTTGTTTGTAAATAAAGGACGTGACATTGAATTATCCTACTGTAATAGTGTTTACTAGGAAGCCATTAACTAACCTGTTAGAGCTATAGACTTTAATGAATTGATTCTGAGGCTCTGGTCTTGTCCATGGAGGTGCTTGGTAGTCTGCAACACCTCGTACAAAATCCTGTGGTTGTCTTGGTTCCCAGCAGCGTTCATCAACCATAAAACCATCCCAGCGTTGACGAAGCTCTGTATTCTTAACTACACGACCACACGACTCACAAAGACATTTCCAAAGACCTCTGACATAGTTTGATTGATAACTCATAGGTTATACCAGATTAGAAGCGTAGACTGGGAGATCACCAACACCTACATAGGTATTAGTTAATGAAGTAGTAATCGTCATTTCTAGACGATAAGTTACTTCAGTTAGTCCACCAATAATTCTCTGAGACGCTGTCTTATTAGCAATAATAGGAGTAGCCTGAAGGATTGCTGATGGGTTAGGGTCTACACCGTCCATAACAATAACGGAACAATCTGCCGTTAGAATAGTCTCATTAGGTGCAAGAACTTGAGTAAAATCAAAAGTGAATAATTCACTCTCAGTAGTAATCTTGTAAGAAAATGACTCAGCCATTAAAGTTTCCGATATAACATTATAACACGATTTTTAACAAAAATCAAAGTCTTTTCAGCCTTGTCGACTAAAATATCTCTGTCTTTAATTACCATTATCATAAGCTTCTTAGGCCCAACAATAAAAGTAAACTTAGCAACTGCGCCAAACTTCTGGACAAATGCTGGATATAGTTTAACTGTTATATGATTAACTACAGACAATAACTTTTCTATTAATCGAGAAAGAGTTGCAGTGTGTGTAGAAACAACACTTAACAGTTTTAACATTGCTTTAGTTAGACTAGTCGTAGAGCTAACTACAGTTTGTAAAGTCTTGTAAAAGAAAAAATGTACAACAATAACAACTGTACTTGAAATACTAGTTATAACTCTTTTACCTATTTGTTTAAGGACAGTAACTAAGTTACTTACTGCTACAGATAATGTCTTAGGTATTAACTTAAACAGACTAGCTGTTGAAGTAATCAGAGTTGAGTAGGTACGGCTAATTGCTCGTTTAATACTTACTGAGCTTACTACAGCTATTGAGAAAGCTACTAAGTGCATTGCTATGTCGCTAAGCACTACAATGGTGTGCTCAACAACAGTAGTCATAATCTTACTTATTGCTTTGCCAATAGTCACAAGGCTATTAACTGTTACAGCTAAAAGCTTAATTGGTAATTTAACCAATGTAGCTACAGATGTAGAAATAACACTTAATAGTTTTGTTGCTGACTTGATAATGCTTGCTGTACTTGTAGAAGTTACAGTCAAAGTTCTGAACCTAGATACTAACTCTTTTATTGTTGCTAAACTGCTAGACAAATAAGTCAGTGTCTTTGCAGCACTCTTAGTAATTGTCGCAGTAGATGTAGACAAGATTGTCTTAATTACCGCAATAGCTCTTTTTATAGTAACTGTCGAAGTAACAGCATAAGTTAAAGTTCTAAACAAACTTTGAAGCTTATTAATTGTTACTGTCGACGTTACTGCGTAACTAAGTGTTCTTAGTAACGCTAATACTTTAGTTATAATGCTAGTGCTAGTAGAAGTAACTATCAATGTAGGCGTTAACGTAATGTTATCGCTTGCATCAATTGCTACTCTATCTATACTAGAACCATTTATTGACATTAACTAAATTGTACTTTAAAAGTAAACTGAATTGAATCGCTAGTATTCAATGGAATGCCTGTAAAGTCACCTTTAATAAATAAGTTACCAGACGTAGAAGCATCAAACAAACCAGCATTAGTGATTGTCTCACTTGTACCAGCAGTCTGTGTACCTACAACTTGGAATGTGTCGTTTGTTGTGGATGTTGTAACTTGAGAGGTGGTTCCACTAACACGTGGTGTTACCTCTGTAAACAACGTTGTATCTGTAGCGCCAGTCGTACCTGCACCAGTTCCCCAAGCAACATACTGAGGGATAGTACCACCGCTGTTTAAGCGGCTAGTAACAATAGCTTTACCTGTGTTGACTAATAGTGTAGCCATTTCTTAATTCTCCAAAGAAGTCGTTTAATAGGATTCTTGTGCCAATAATCTATTACGCCTAATTCAACTACAGTACCATCAGCCCGAATAACTCGAGCTGACAGTTGTAGTTCTTTAGCGTTGCTGTTAGCAACTTGCATTACTGAACGCCTTGTTTAACCAGTTCAAGTACTACGGAGAACACCAAAGGTGTTGTTCCAATTGTAGTATTATAACCAGCAGTTGACAAAGCAATACGACCAGTAGCACTGGGTGCATTATTCTGCAAACCACCAAAGTTAAAAAAGCTCATCTTACCACGACCAGCAATAGGAAGAATATCTACTTGGGTACTTCCGTCCCATAGTAAACGAACTTCCAGTGGATCAGAGATAGAATAATCAAGATGATCAATTCTAAATCCTGTAGGTATTAGAGTATAATTAACTGGATCAATAATAATAATACTACCAGCAACAAGCGAGAAAGTAAGACCACTACCAGTTGCGGTAGCAGCTACGTTCAAGACTACTGCAGTTGTACTAGTAACAGAAGCAATATAAGCATTAGCTGGAATGCCAGTACCTGTAACACCTTGTCCAACAGTTGGAGTTAATCCGCCTGCAGTAAAAGTAATCGTTTTAGAATTTAAAGTTGTTACACCTGTAGATGCAGTACCTAAAGTTCCAGAAGCGGCTACGTTAGAAGTATCAAGGACACCAGTAACTTTAACAACAGCATTTCGATTACCATCCATGATAATCTGAGTGTTAACTACGTTAGCCATGTTAACCCCCTATTAGCGTGATACTTCTTGAGCAATCAAGGCGTAGTCAATAGTAACAGTTTCAGTAGCAACTGGAGTAATAGCAAAGAAGGGAGTTAGAGTGGCGTTAGTTAAAGTTGTACCAGAGGAGCCAATAGTTGGGTTAGCTACACGAGCTACTAGAGCATCGTTAGCAAACACTAACAAATCAGTACCATCATAATAAAAACCAACATCTAGATATGTATCTGAAACTGCAGTAGCAACACCAGTAACTAATGTAGTTGCAGTACTACCAACAGTTGAAACTAAATTCAATGAAGTAGAACCAGCAGCTTTAGTAAATGCTAAACGATCAGTAGTAGCAATAGTTCCAGCAGTTGATTTAGAAACACCAAAAGATAGAACAACGTTACCAGCAACAGACGAAGCTTTAATACGATGCACAAACCAGAAACGTTGACCAGCAATAAACTGGAACGCAGCTGCAGTACGATATACAGAAGCAGCAACCGTAGCACCACTTGGTGTAAGAACACCAATACCACCAAGGCCATCGGCTAGAGCAAATGTAGCAGAACCTGTAATAGTGCGTGAAGCAGCATTACCTAAATCTACAAAATCATTTGAATAGGTGAATACATCTAGGCCATTTGTAGAGGCTGTGTGAAACGGATCTGGTAATGGATAATCTCCAAGAACAGAACCTTTAACTTGGGTCGATAGACCCTGTGTAAGACGGGTAGGTGTACCCATAATATATATTCCTTTGACGTTGAATTAACAACGCCCCGAAGGGCGTCATTGGAACTTTTAAATACTATTACGGACCGTTAGAACCGAAGATAGCACGTGGATCGGTCCAGCCGAATGAATAACGCTCGTAACCTTTTGCTTTTGCATTCATGGTGTCGAAGTCATTATCTTGATCGAACTGTACACCAACACGCTCATAATACTTCATACCATCACGTACGTTAGTACGGATGAACCAAGCATGAGGAGATGTGAAGTAATGGTTAACAACTGCACCACCTGGGAATACATTGTTAGCACGCAAGATGTTTAAATCGTTGTTGCCGTTGGTAGGTTGGTTAGTTGATTTAAGGATACGTCCAGCATTGTAGATCTCTTGACGAGCAATGTGTAATGATTTAGGCATTACATTGATCAAGAGGCCACGGTCATCCTGGAAGCCCATCAAAGCGATTGTTGCATCTTCCAAAGAAGCTTCGGAGAGGTCAGCATCAACTGTTAACTTGTTAGCGAATGTACCGCCAGAAGTATTAGGATGTGCTGTGGAGCAAAGAGCTACGCCATCACCACCAGCATACTGTAGGTTGGTACCTGTAGTAAATGCACGGTTGTAAATGTTAGCAGCAACGTTTTCTTTCGTTTGACGGAAAGACATTGCTAATGCACCAGAACGCTTCTTAGAGACTTGCTCATACAAATTGTCATCCAACTCTTCTTTAGTTACGATGTAACCAAGAGCGTATGCAATGTGTGTGTAGCGGGTTGTGAAACCTTGAATCTCTGAATCGTAGGTAGTACCAGCGCCTTCAGCTTTTTGTGGAACGAGTCCAAAGCCAGTTAACTGGACATCTTCTTCGTAGTTTTGATGTGATGATTCTTTATCAAAGAGTGAAGAATATTCTTCTGGATGCTCTTCGTATACTTGGCCCCACCAAGCTTTAATACCAGGCCATAGGGCCTTAGGATGGGTACCGGTTGTGATTACGCCTGCCATGTTTTTATTCCTTTGTTATCTAGTTATTAAGCAGTGCCTTGGGCTTGCTTATATTGATGACGATTAAAGATAACTTGTACATTATCATAGGCGCCAACTGAGTTATCAGGACGTTGCGATACGCCGATAATTGTCAATGGTAATGCCAATGAACCTGAAGTACCTTGAGCTTTAATAGATGAAGCAACTAGAATTGTGCTTGACAAAGGACTAGACTGTGACAGTGTAGAAGTTTGATCGGCAGTAATAGTCATACCAGCATTTGAACCAACGTTAGCAGCAGCAACACCAGTAGCATCTGTTTCAATTTCATAGATGATATTAGGATCAGTTGCAACTACAGCATAACGTAAACCGGCACTTAAGCCGAGATAGAGTTGTGCTAGGTTAAGGTTAGTACCTTGAAGGGATACACCAGAATCCGCTACACGGAAACCAACGATAACTCCAACAGGAATATCAGTAGAAGCTGCTTTGTTTACATATGCAACACCATACGCATCAGAACCACCAGCGAGCTTTACAACATCACCAATGGCGTATGTGTTAGAAGCATCAGTAGCGATAGCGAACGTTTGGCCTTGCTGATTCCAAGTTCCACCGGTAATAGTACCGATTGGGCTTAGACCACGAGGGGCGTTTGTATTTGCCATTTAAAGTCTTTCAATAAGATTAGTATTAATATTTAATGCCTGCATTATAGAAGCCAGTGGTATCAACTCCGGAACCACCTTTACCTCTACGGATGGAAGCATCTGTTTTGTCATTGCGTGATTGGATATCAGCTTGATCTTCGTCCCACCATTCTTCTTTGATCTTTAACAAGATCTGTTTGACTGGTTGACCCATATCATTCTTACTACCAATAACACTTACTCTATCTCCAAGATCGACGTTTGTATTTGTAACGTTCGATGCAGCATATCCTACCTCTGAGGGAGAGACAAATTCCCAGCCAGCGTCAAGAGCCGCTTGAATGCGACCCGGCTCATCATTAAAGAAGTACAAGTGATATCCTGTAATAAGATTTCCTACTTGCAACTTACCACGTGTCCCGTTAAACGCCCCACGATTGCGACGTACCGGTTTCTCATTAGACACAGTGGGTGTCTTGACTTCTTCTTGTTGTTCCTTAACAGTGGTTGTATTTGGATTAATAAACTCACCGACTGCTAGTTTTTTATCTGTTGCCATGATTGTCTTTCTCTCTTGTTTATTCTGACCAGTCGTATTCAGCGACATAGGCTTCTTTACTCTTAATTAAACCCTGCTTAAGAAAACGGTCGCAAGCGGCCTTAGCTTCTGTAGGTAGGTTCTCATATGATTTCTTAGCAGAGCTAGGACGACCAGAGGTTGTCGTAGCAGCAGATCCATCCATAGGATTAGATCGTTTCTTTTTACCAAAGCGTTCTGGGAACGTGGTAGCTAATTCTTCATCTAACTTGTCTAGGAATGCCTTACCTTTAAGGGTAGGGAACTCTTCGGTAATAGACTTACCAATTGTATTTGTGATGTCTGTAATTCGTTTGTCTTGACCAAACCAGTCATTACGATCTAACCACGCTTGTAGATTCTCATCTGGTTGCGGTGGAGACTGTACTA